AAATACTGCCAAAGCTGTAGCTGTATCTTTAAACGTCATCCCTGCTCCTGCCGCTACTGCTGATGATGCCGATAAACCATATTTAAGCTCTCTTACATCAGTAGCTGATGCGTTTGCTGCACCCGATAAAATATTGGCTGCATCTGCTACTGAAAGGTGATCAGCTTTAAACGCATTTAAAGCTGTCGATGCAATTTCAGCTGCTTCTCCTAATTCTAGTTCTCCAGCTGTTGCTAAGTTTAAGGCGCCTTCCAAACCGCCATTAATAATCTCAGTGAGGCTTACCCCCGCTTTAATTAATTCCTCTATCCCTTGACCTGCTTCTACAGAAGAGTATTTTGTTTTTTCACCCATAGTGACTGCTAGGTCACCAATTTGTTTCATCTCTTCTCCAGTCGCACCAGAAACTGCTTGAATATCAGCCATTTTCTGTTCGAAGTTCATAGATTCTTTAACAGCCATCGCAAGCCCAGCACCAATAACTCCTGTCATGGCTGCAAAGGTAGTACCAACCTGTCCGCCTACATCTTGCATTTTATTCCCTGTATCACGCATTCGTTCTCCAGTACGGTGAAGACGATTTTGTTGTTCAGCTAATTCACGATTTGTCTCTCTTATCTCATTTTGAATTCTTGCCTGAGCTGTTTCAGCACGATTCATAGCAATTGTATTATTGTCAATTTGTGTATTTAATCTTTGTAACGCCTGCCCATTTGCTGTATATTCAGCCTGCAATTGTTTTAATTCTTGCTTCAATTGTTTTGCTTCTTGCGAATTACGTCCAAAGTTCTGAACAGCCTGGTTATACTGTGTCTCAAGACGTTCCATTGATGCTGCCAAGGTTAGATTTGAAGCTTGTAATTGCTCTTGTTTTTGTCTTGCTTGTTCAATTTTTTGGCGGTAATGTTCTACCTTTTGACCTTGTAAGGTGAATTTTTCATTCAAATGAGCTAACTTATTTTGTAACTGTTCAACAGAATTACCAAGTAATCTAGCTCTTTCACTTGTTAAATTGAACTCTGAATCTAATAAACGTAAACCACGATTAATTCCTGCTACTCCATTTTCAAAACGTTGGGTATCAAGCGTGACTCGGGCACCAATCTCCATATCTCCAGCCATTTACCTCACCTACCTTTACAACCAATCTGGTGCTTGGTTTGCTGTTCTGACTACATTCTTATCTTCTTGCTTTTTCTTATAAGCTAATGTTTTAAAGAAAAGTACTAAATCCATCTGATTAATATCCGTTTGGGACATACCAGAATCTTGTAACATGCTATATATCCCTAACATCATTTCTGTTGGATTGAACGGTTCTTTCTGTTTCTCTGTCTCTTTTTTTTGCTGAATTTGCCTTCGAATCAATTGCATTAATAATTGCTACAGCTTCAGCAATGCTACCTACAATCGCTAAACAAATAGAATAGATCGTGGATGTCAGAAACCAGGCATGTACTCCTTCTAAGAACTCTTCTACAGTGAATCGGTTACCAAAAACCTTAACAACAAATTGAGTCGCTTCTTTTAACAAGTCAAAATGCACCCTATCAGCACTCAATTTTTCTGTCCATTCCGAAGCTATAAAAGCATCAGTAGCTGGAATAAAATGAGGTAAAAAGAATATTTTTTTACCAGAAGATAAGTTTAAAACTAATTTAAATGACTCTGCTTTTTGATTTTCTTGCATAATTAAATCTCCTTTCATAAATAAAAGGCACAGCATTAAGCTGTACCTTTTTTATAATTTTATTTGCTAAGTGACGGCGCTGTTTCTGTTGGTGGTGCTGGAACTGTTTTAAACCAGTTCGCTGCAACGGTTGCATCATATCCTGTTTCTTCTTCATCTAAACGATGTCTCCAGTTTCCATCTGAACGTTGGATTGCTTTGCATTTAATTTTAGCCGATTGGAAAGTTGGTTTATCTTCAGCTGTCTTGTGCTCATCTTCAGGAATTTCAAATTTCGTTTTGTAGTAGCAATAAAAACGGTTTTTCCCATTGTCTTTTGGTAAACGGTATAATAACGCTACATATGGAGCAACATCATTAACATTATCAATTACCTGGCATTTAATTAGTTTTTTCCCTAATAGTTCAGCGTACGTAGATAATGAAATATCCGCTGTTTCTAGTTCAATTTCTACACCGCCAAAGGCACTTGCTGTTGCTAGTGGACCTCCTTCTGCATAGAACGTTACGGATTCATTTTTAGGCGAAGCCTTACCACTTACTGCATCTCCAATTTTCTTAGGTGCTGCATACGTAAACTTGCCATCTGGTGTTTCTGTCAAAATCGCATAATGTAAATCTCTAAAATCGACTGCAATTGCCATATCTGTTTTCCTCCTAAATTTTTAATTCAGTACGAAATCTCATGCCATAATGATAGATTTTCGTATCTGGTTCATATAAATTTGCTGTTGTAATACGCTGAAATCCTATATTTTTCATACAAGTGTTTACCGCTTCTTTTAAATCCCCCTTCACGGGACTAAAGGACCAAATATCTACTTGAAATAAAATAATGCTGGTAGATTCCACACCCTCTGCGTATCTCCCAGCACCATTATCTAGCTCAGAATAAGTAATCCATGTTTTTCCGTTATCATCACCACGAACCATATTGTAGATATATTCTCCACCAATTTTCTCTACAATAAAAGGATTTGTAAGAGCACGTAACACATCTTTTTCTAAAAATCTCATACGATATGCAGTGCCGCTGCAAAGACATTTCGCATCTCATGAACTGCCTTTACTTCCGTGTGGGTTACTGTCTTTTCTATAAACCCTTTATGTGGTGGATGGGGCATTTTACTGGTTCCCCAGTTTTGGAATTTCATATAAAAGTGTGGGGAATTATCATCTTTTTCCCACCCCACACTAATTGATTTGACTCCATTTCGGGTTTTTATTTTTCCGACAAGCACCTCATCCTTTGCATGTTTACCTGTTCTCCATGATTCTTTTGGTGAAGGTGGTTTCGGATATGCACTTACTGGACTTTCTGCCTCTAAAGCATCCCTTACTACCCCAGCACCTTTCTTTAATGCTGAGTTTTCAATTGTTTTTACACTTCTCCCTAAAGCTTCAAAACGCTGAATTGCTTCTTGTATTCCAAAGGTCGTTACTTCTGCCATATAGATCGCTCCTCACACACCAAGCATGTTTCTTTATGTTGCTCATCAACATCTACAACAGCTTTTATTTCAAAGAGTCGATCATCATACAAGACTCGCATTTTCGAATCAATTCCCCTACGAAATCGCATAAAAAAATTCACTGTACGTACCGCATTCTCGGTATTTCCAGCGAATATTTCATAATTAAATCCCTTTCCAAATGGTGTTTTTGCTCTTGCCCAAACAGTGACAACATCTTCCCATTCGGACGGAATTGGATTCCCTTCTTCATCTTTTTTATTTGTAATTTCTTGTTGAATTGTTATTCGTTTATTTAATTTACTTGGATTCATGATTATCACCGTTATTATAGTCCCTTAATTGCAATATGGTAATTTCCAATGACTGTTTTAATGCAGGGACATTTAATGACTTATCTTGATTTTCATAGTTTAATAAGACATGTGTAATTACTGCTATTTTGTAAAGCGCCTTTTCACTTTCAGGAACACCAGATCCTAATAAAGCTTCTTTTGCTCCATCAATTAGAAGTTGAATAACTGTATCCTCTTCATTCCCATCAATTTTTAATTTCCCTTTTATAAGCTCCAGCATGCTATCACCTACGATCCTGAAGCGCTTGTTTTCGTTGATAATTCAACGCTTAATATTGAACTTAATCCGTTATTCCCAACAGCTTTCACTTGATAAGAATATGTTGTATCACCTGTTAATCCTGTATCTTTATATGTTGTTGCTACTGACGTTCCTACTTGTTTGCCATTACGTAATATTTGATATTCTCTAATGCCCCCATCATACACAACAGGAGACCAACTAATGTTGGCCGTAGTTACTGTTATAGAATCAACTTTTAATCCTGTTGGTTCTTGGGGAGGATTAGGGTGTAGTCTGTACTTCAGCGATACGGAATGCTGATTTCAGTTTAATTTTATGATCAACCCAAGCTGTTAAAACAAATAATTCAATGCCTGTTTTCACATCTTTGTCACGATCATAAATCATATTTGGATCGTAGTTGAAGTGAGAATACCTGAAATCACCCACAATAGGGTTCACTGCTGAATCACAGAACTTAACTGGTTTCCCTAAAACTTGTTCTGGTTGAGCATTATATAAAGTAGCACTACCATTAGCCAGTGTTTCAATTATTTCTAAATAATCCGCGTAACGCATTTCAATAGTTGCATTTGCACGGAAATCTTCATGTAAATCTGCAACTGCCGACTTAATAGCTTTATACAAAGTAGCACCTTTAACACTTTTAATGCCAGCTTTATAGAATGACATGGATTCTTCTCCAGCTTTAGGGGTTGTTGTAAATGCCACTTTCTTTTCTTTTGCTGCTAAACCACTTTCTAACGCCTGATCTACAACTTGTACTAAGTTTGTATCTGTTGACGCTAAAATAGTTTCTGAGATAGGTACAAAAACCTTGAATTTATGACGTCCGAATATTACAACATCACCTTCTGCTTTTAGTTCCTTCGCTGTATCTGTATCAGCAATAAAATCATCATCATCTAATGTAAATGTAACTTTAGGAATTTCAAGATTCGTTACACTTGTAAATGTAGATACTTCCCTTAATGGATTTTTAACGAATGGTTCATGTAATAATTCATTCGTCATTGTGCTTGGGAGAATTTTTTCTCCACCTGTTGAGTTCTTATCACCAAGAGCTGCTCGTGCTTCTTGTGATAAAGTACCACCGCGAATTGTAGCGCGAACTAACTCTGCTTTCGCTGCAATTACCTTTTGCTTTGGATCTTCAATAGATTGTAAACCAGTTTGAGTTTGAAATTGCGCTTTTTGTTCAGCTTCCATCGTGTCATGTTGTTCTTTAATTACATTGAAGCGCATTTGAAGATCTTTCTTGGATTGTTGTAACGTTTGTAGACTTTCCATGGTTGCGGATGGATCAATTGCCTTCTGAGAAAGTTCATTCTCTACTTTTTGGAGCTGTTGACCAATAGTAGATAAATTTTGTTTTAATTCAAATAATGTATTTTTTGAAAAGTATTGAAAGTTACCAAGAGATAATCGAAATTTATTTTTCATTTTCATGAATGAATTCGTCCTAAAATTGTTTTTATATAGTCCGCGTTAGCTTTCGCTTCTTCGGCAATTTTTTGTCGTTCTAACATTTCGTTTGATGATATGTTAGCTTGTGCATTAACTAATTGTTGTGGAATATTTTTATATTCCTTCATCCACTTTTCATCTAGACATGCTGTTGCATTATTTGCTGGAATAATTTCATCACAAAGTCCATACCCCATTGCTTCTTCAGCTGATAACCATGTCTCTGCATCTAGTAATTGTTTTAATGTATCTTCATCTAACTTGTCACCAGCACGGGTTAGATAGTGTTGTACCATCGATTGGTTAATACGTTCAATATCATCCGCTGCTTTACGTAGCTGATCGGCATTTCCTGATGCATATGTCCATGCATTGTGAATCATCATCATTGAATTAGCATACATAATAATTTTGTCTGAAATCATTGGTAATACTGACGCACATGAAGCGCCTATTCCATCAATATAAGAGATAATCTTCGCATGATGCCTTTGTAACATTGCAATAATAGCCATCGTTTCAAAGACAGATCCACCTGGACTATTGATGTAAAGGTTAATCGTTTTAATATCGTCACCTAGTTCATCAAGTTCATTTTTGAACGTAATAGAAGATACTTCTCCATACTCTTCCCATGCATACTTTGTAATTTCTCCATAAATAAAAACATCAGCCGTTTTACCGTTGGCGGATGCTTTCATTTGAAAAAACTTATTCTGTTTGTTCTTTCCCACTACTTTTCACCCCCTTTCGTTGAGATGGGTCCATATCAATTGGGTATAAATCACCAGAAATCCACAATTGAGATGCTGAACCTCCCTTTGGTGGTTTATCTTCTAATTCACGCACCTCATCTGGTGTTAGTCCGCCACTTCGAAGCATCATTTGATAAAACTGTGTTCTTGCTGCTGTATCGCCACGTAGTAAACCACTCATATTAAATTTAAAATAATATCCAGCTTGTCTCTCAGCTTTATTTAGCAATTTTCGGTTCATTTCTTGTTCATACTGCCGAGCAATAGGAGTTAAAGTCATTTGAACAAACTGAATCATTAGTTGCTCATTGCTACTATAACTCTGACCTTCCGTATCATTTAAAAAAGAAACAGGAACATTAAAAACGTTAGCAACTCGCGAACGAGTAATTCGTTCTGATGCTAACGTATCTGAAGCGAAGTATTTCCGCTCCATTTCTTCTATATTCACACCTGGTTCCCTGAATAAAATACCACCGTTCTCTTGATAAAATCTTCTAAAATCATCAATGATTTTTTGTCTCTTATCATTATCTACCTGTGTTGCATAATCCAAAATAAAACTATCTTTCTTCTGCATTTCTGACAAACTAAATTCTTGTACTGCCTTATCATATTCAAGAGTATTTCTCAAAACATCAATTGGACAAATACCTTTCCATCTTGAAATACCTGTGATGTGCTTGACATGAAACATGTTCATATTGTGGATGTAATATGTACCTTCAATCCCACGTACCTCATACCACAAATTATTATCATCCGTGTTTAAAAAAGGCGTTACATAAGCGGATTCAATAGGGATTAATGATTCCACTTGAAATCGAATGTCACGGATGATAGCTGCATAGCCATTCCCAGTCTCATTTCTTGAAACTTCAATTTTATTTATCCATTCAAATCCGGTCATGTTTGGATTAGGTTCATTCATCACAACATCAGACACTTGGTTAAAAACCGTGTCATAATCTTTATAAAGCTTTAATGGCAAAGATGCTACCGTATTAGATAATCTACTAATCACACTGAAAATCGTCTCATTTGTAGCTAACTTTGCATTATCAATCCCCCAAAACTTCCTTCCAAACCAAGAAGTGAAGTTATACCCAGCACCTTTCCATCCCAATGAAGCTCCTTTAATGGCTCCCTTAAAACGATTAATCAGCTTCAATTTCTCACCGCCTTTCTATTTAAAAAGATCGTTAACTGATATAAATTCAATATTTCCATCACCTTGTAATTGAGATAACATAGGGATTACTTCTGTGTGAGCATTTAAAAACGCTGCAAAGCCATCAATTTTTCGATATTTACTCTGTTTAGATGGTAAAAAGTTCCCGTTCCTGTCTTCCACAAGCTTTACATTGTTCATATACCAACGGAAAAGACGGTTTTTATTACTAATTATTTTTCCATCCAACAACAATTCTTTTACATCCTTTAATGCTGGGCTTAAAGTTAAATGACCTTGTCGAACTGGTTCAGTTTTAAATCCATACGCTTTCAAATCTTCATTTAAACGATAAGCATTTGCTGGATCATAAGTAATTTTCTTTATGAAATAGTGTTCAGATTGCTCAACAAACCAATCATACACATACTCATATTTCACATACTCACCAGGGATAATGGTGAGCCAACCTTTTTCTTTAAACTCTTTAAAGCTAATATTTTCGTTATCACGATCAACTTTAGCCTGCGGAACCCAACTATGAGATAATACAAAAACATTTCCATCATCTAAAGGAAACTCTAAACAAGCACTTGTAAAATCTTCTGTTGCAGATAAATCATAACCTGCAACACATTCTTTACCAGCTAATCCCTTTATATCAATAACTTCTTCATTCCTTTTTAATATCTCAATACCAACAAAGGACATTTCATCATTATCAACAAAGATGTTAAATTGCTTTGTAATCCAGTCATTTTTTTCAGCATCTGTATGCTTGTCTGTATTCCAATCATCAATAAGCGATGGAAGGTCTAGCGAAACTCCCATATTAGGGTTTGCTTTAATCCATAGTTCAGGATTCTCAATTTCATCTACACTATCCATTTCAGCCATGAAATAAAACTTTCTATCTTGGTCGATAACTCCTTCCAAAACATCCGTTGCAATTTCATAGTATTGAACAAGCGGTCCTTCAAGCTGATATCCTGCTGTAGTGATATAAACAATCATTGGTTGTTTACGTGCACCACGTGATTTTTTAATAACATTGATTAGCTTAAAATTCTTAAATTCATGTATTTCATCAAAAATACCAAGATGTGTATTTAATCCGTCTAGCTTCTTACTGTCAGATGCACGAGGTTCAATTTTAGAATGCGTTTTATCATGGAAAATGCCTTTCTGATTTTCACGTAAATGCTTCCGAAGAAGGGGGGATTTTTGAACCATTGCACGACTTTCATCAAACAATTCTCCAGCTTGTTGTTTTGTATTTGCCAAAACATAAACACGAGCACCTGGCTCATTATCTTTAGCAACAGCATAATTAGACAAACCAGAAATCATTGTCGTTTTCCCATTTTTACGTCCAATAAAAATAAGGCCCTCACGAAAGCGCCTATAACCAGTATCCTTATGAATCCATCCATATAAAGAACCTATAACAAAGTGTTGCCACGGTTGAAGAACTAACCTTTTATAGTCACCTTTTGATGGACGACAAAATTTTTCGATATATCGTATTGGTCTATGAGCCTTTTCTTCATCAAATATCCAAGGAAACTCCTCAGTCCCCTGTCTCTTTAAATCATTTAGATGACGTTGACAAGACAAGATGTTTTTCTTACTAGCTATTATGTTTCCTTTCACAACTTGTCCAGCATACCATGTTGTTCTTAGTTCAGGAGATGGATCGATCAAAATATTAAAATGCTGTATCTGTTCATTTCGCCAATTTTTATACCACTTAGCTATTTCAGATGGCTTAGAAGTTGTCGTAATCATCATCAGAATCTCCAGTTAACTCTTCCTGAAGCTTTTTCCGGCTTGCCCCAGTCAACCCTAGCTCCCCTAAATATTGACGAATCTGCTGTAAATACTTAGGTATCTCTGGAATTAAAGTATGCTTAGTTAGATTTGTAGCGCCTGCTTTATTTGTATACTCCATTGTCAGGCCTTCTTTTTTAACATTGGCTGCCATTTCCCTAAACATTTGATAACTGAAAGCAATCGCTTCAACTACAATTGGATCATTGATATCAGCCTTACCTTCTCCTTCTAAAACAGACCAAATACGAATCCAAGTGTCTTTTCCTACCTTCTTTAAATGAGTAGGCGGTTTCCTTTCATTCAATCCTTTATCCACGATATCACCCCACTTACATTTTATGGATAAAAAGTATCAATTTAAAATTAAAAAGCTCTTATTTTTAGGGTTTACCCCCCTTTAGAAAAACCACTTGCGCTGCACACGAAGGAGGCAGCCGGTCTGAGCGGAAACGGCTCTCAACAATAAAAGGAGGGGGGCTATATAAATTCTTTGTTCGCTTTTACTTTTACGAACTGAATCTTTCTTTTATCTTTCTTTTTCCCTCCACCCTTTTCAGGATGTTCTTTGTTATGACATGCATTACATAAACTAATTAAGTTATCTAATGTTAATGCAAGTTCAGGATATTCACTTCTTTCTTTGATATGATGGACCATATCAGCTGGTACTGGTATCAATGGATCATGCTTCATGCACTCTTGGCAACGATAGTTATCTCGTATCAGCGCTAACTCTCTACACCTTCGCCAAGCTGTGCTGTCATAGAACTTCTTCGCTTCTTTATCCCGATTGTATTTATCATAGAACTTTCGTTGTTGTTTTGTTTTGTATTTACTCATTATCTTTAACTGTATTTCGATCTATGACTTCACCATCACAATAAAATTCAACGGTTTCAACTCCTACTGTATACTTGCTCATAACCTTTTCTAACTGTTCGAATGCACTTACACATTCATTGATAGCTAATGTAAGTTCTTCAATATTCGCTTTCGCTTCTGTCGTATCAATATCAATAAGAGCTGAAACTATATTTTGTTTTGTCATTATTCAACACTCCTTGTCTTTTTTCTTTATATAATAAAAAGCATCCGAATGGATGCTTTTCTATCAATTATTAATTTATGTTTTAATTTCGGTACATGAAGTTTTATTCTTTTTCCAATTACCTAATGTTGTTACAATCATCTGTGCCAACATTATTAAGTGACTGGAAGAAGAGCAAAAGCTCCTCCTTATTAACGGTAACATTCAATCAATACCATCTGCTGGTTTCGGATTTTATGTGCCGTCATTACGAACCGTTTAGAATTTTAGAAACAACATAGTGAGTTGTGTTTTCCGCCACTTCTCACAATACAAATATATCATGTTAAAAACCAAATCGTGTCCGTAAATAGTTCACAAATAGTCCGCAAACAGTTCGCGATTTTATTAATACGTAACTTTTAATCCAGCTGCCCTTAATTCTTTCATAATATGATATCCAACATCTTCAATATTATCATTTACTTTTTGATAAACCAGACCTGATATATCATTCGGTAATTCCACACCGTCTTTATAAAGAGTACAAACCTTAGCTCTTCCTAATTTTCCAATAAAGAATCCCAATTCAAAAATTACATTTTGGCGAGCTCTAAAGCTATATTCTTCTACGGATTTTGCTCTTTCCTTTACACTACACCCTATATCATCAGGAGTTAATAGAACAAACGCATATTGAACATCTGAATGTTTCTCAAACTTCTCAAGAACTGTTAACCCTTCATTAGCTTCCCTATGTAATACTACAGGCTTTATACCAATACTATTCAAGAATATTTCTAATTGCTGTTTTAAATTATCATCATGTCCATGTACGATGAATACTTTAGTGTTATCAACTTCCACGCTAGCTGCAACCTCTGCTTCTTTTAACATATAACCTGGAGGTCCTTCAAGAAGCTCGTCACTTACATCTTTCAATCTTCCTGCCGCTCTCCATTTTCTTGAAGGGCCACCTACTCTAACGATAGAGCTCTTTTGATCTTCATATTCGATTCTATCTACCAGAATATCCAATTCATTTTCATTCTCAGATACATTTATACTCATTTTTTGAATATCATTTATTTTTATTACCCTTCCGTTTAATGTAAAATCTTCGCCTTTTCTATACCTTGAAAGGTAACGTTCTTCAAGTTCTTCAAATGTAATATTAAACTTTGACTCTTGAACTCTAGTTGTTAAATTAATTCTAATATGATAATACATAATATCCCTCGACTTTCCTTAATAGTAATAATTTACATCACTTAATATTTTAAACGATTTATATATTTTAAGTAAGAAATAACCCTAAATTTCATACATATTTTTACTTTACAATCGAAAATACTTAAAAATGAATTAGCTATAAACTAGATTGTGTTAAGTTAGCCTATCTCGTTTTTTCTTAGAGATATCAAGCTTTACAGCATTCCATCAAAATGAATTTGACACTTTCAGTTTAAAGCTAATTCAATAAATGATAAAAAAATAAAGGAATCAGATTTTGAATTTCCTTTGATAATCATTTAATGTATCTTGTTGGATTCCTATATACCTTAAAGTCTCTTTCTGGTCTGTATGATTTAACATTTGCTGTAAAGCAACTACATCTTTAAACTGTTTATAATGATGATACCCATATGTCTTTCTAAGTGAATGAGTACCAATACGTTCTAATCCAAACTCCTGCGCTGCTTGATTCAATATGACGTATGCCATCGATCTCGTAATTGGCTTGTTCTTACCATTCCTACTTTTGATGAGAAATTCATTCTTTGGTTTTCCTTTGGTATAATCTCTTAATGCTTTTTTTAAATCAGATGGCATCTTTACATCTTTAATCTTATTCGTTTTCTTTTCACGAATAAAAATATTCCATCCTTCAACGTCACGTACTCGCAAGCGTAAAATATCTGAAATACGTAATCCTGTATTAATACCAAGAAGGAACAGAATGTAATTACGTTCATTCTGTTCCTTGAAATATTCTTTTAGTTCTTTAATCATTTCTTTGTCTCTTATCGGCTGTACAATGTTCATACTACTTCTACCTCTTCAGTTTGTGCCTTCTGTTTATATACTTCTTTTCGCAAACTGAAAGCTAAACGTAATAAAGCTTTCCCTTTCACTTTATAATACGTAGTTCTACCTAATCTCACTGCATCCATTATGTCCGGATCATACCCCTTCTCTTCTTCCATATAATACATATGAATGATCTGTCTTTCTCTTTTTGGCAATCTGTTTACAGCTCTATGAACCCAATTCATAAATTTATCTCTAGCCATTTCATATTGTAGCCTTTCAATCGCTATGTTTTCTGTAGAACTGTTGAATTCATTTGTTACGGATGGAGGAACAATTGAATACGATGCAGTTACTTTTGGTAAGATGTCACTTGGCATTTGAGATAAATACATACGATACTCCTCAAATACTTTTTCAACTTCATTTTTTGTCTCTTCTTCATCTAAAACAGGCATTTTAAATGATAATTGTTTATTCATATTAAATTCCTCCATTGTTATTATTTTTGTCTTACTGCCCCACGTCTGCGTTCATAACGTGGTCCACGAACTCCCATTAACTCTTCAATTTCACGAGTGCTAAATTTTTCTTTTCTTTTTTTCTTATTTTTCTTCTTTGCTTGTTTTGATTGCTTTTTCCACTCGCGTAGCTGGTCCTTTAACACCTTCATTTCCCCATCTCCCTTTTCAAAATAAAAAGGATACCTATTCCTAAAACAGCTTTAATTGCTGCTTTAATGAATTGGTGTCCTCTAGTTTTCTAGCCGGACTGTATTCTGTTGCATTTACTTTAAAATACCAGCTTGTACAAAAATGTTTCTCCAAGCTTTATTAACCTGATACTTCTCCACATCTTTTGCACGACGAGCAATCGCTTTTCTGATTTTTCTTTTCTTCAAAGCTGTCATTCTCCTAACCTCACTTTCTATTCTTCAACATAATACTGCCTCATCCAATACACACACAGTATTATGGCAGCTATATCCCAAAGTGAATCTAAATAATTTTGTAATAAAAACTGATTTGCAACCTCTAATCCATTCTCGATAGCTGTTATCGTGAACAGCATTGCTGACCATTTATTAACTTGACCATTTTCAATTACAAGTACAATAGCTATCAAAAGTGTCGCTCCACCTAACGTGTCCGCTACATCCCACCATTTCTGCTGTATCGCTGCTATAATTGCTAATCCCACATTAAGTGCGATCAGTAACGAGAATAAATGTTTATAAATCTTGTTATTTGGTAACATGTTTTCTCACTTTCTATTCAAAGGATTATTTTGTTAAGAATTGATGATTTCTTTAATTCTATTAAGCTTGTCTAAGTGATTATCATTTAGAGTTTCTCGATCAATACCAATACTTGCTCGTCTACGTGTATTCATCGTTTCGATATAACAAGAATGTTTATTTTCCTTATCCTTAGCGACCATCTGAATTCCTTCGAAAGAAGCATCACATACATACCTAGTATCTTCGAATAACTCTTTCCAATTTTCTTTTAAATACAATCCCATGTAATATTCGATATCCTCGCCACACGAAACGCTTATCTCAACTTCAAACTGATCATCCATTGTTGCTACAAGAAAAACCATCCAAGCACTTATTTCAGTTAATTTGCCAATTCCTTCTTTCATTCCCCTCTACCTCCTTATTAATATCGAAAAGAAATATAACTCGGATTTACCACACTAGTTACAAATGATTCGCTATAAAAATACTTTGGTTTAACGTGAAACCTCTTGCAAAGTATTTGTATTTGATTAAACGATGGAATGATTCTTGATCGCTCTATCTCAATCAACTTATTAATATCAACCTCCAACAATTCAGCAGCTTGTCCTTGAGTCATTCCGAATAAATGCCGAAGTTCCGTTAGCTTCTCTCCATTAAAGTTACTCACAACATTTCTTCCTCCCCTGAATAAAACTCAATATTCCGTCCATACTATAAATGCACTTGAGTTCTGAACTTCCTTCTAAACGCTTTTCTGGAGAGCAGTTAGCTTTTGTTAGCTGCTCTTTAATTTGATTCACAATACACTTCTTTAGGCTCTTCCGCCATGAATTGATCGCCATTAAACCATTCTGCATATTCCCAACAAAACAGCGTAATATCAAACAATTCTCCTTTATCATCTAAACCTTCGTTGAAATTTACACCTTCAGGTAACAAACTTTCAATTACCTTTTTGCTATCTTCATTTAGCTTAACTAAGGCGTAATACAATATTTCCCCATCAGCGTCATAATCGTATATTTCAAGACTATTTAATAAGTCAATTGCTTTTTGCTTATCCATATCCATTCCCCTTTGCTACAAAATGAAATTTTTATATTAATCTTCATCAAGTTCCGTAACAGTTAAACAATTTCTAGGATTCTTTCTCTTTGCTAGTCTCCGTTGATATGCCTGTGTCGTATAAAAGTATATTGTTTCAGGAAGTACGCCCATATGTTGAGCGCATTCCATCATGGTCCCAATACATATGAGCGATTCGCCTTTATAAACGACGTATTCCTTTGAACTCGTTATGACACTCATTACTCAACTCCCCTTTTCTACTAAAATAGCGTTTTTGTTTGGTTTTTTTCTTCACATAATCCGTCCTATTTGATTTTTACATACCACCTAATGAAATTAACGTAACTTACCTTGTTATACTTTCTGTGCCACTTGAATGACTTATCTAATGAATTTTCTATAGAATTCCAATGATTCATTTCAAAATTAATAAATACAACATTTCTTTTCTTTTGGAAATTATATAATTGACGTTTACGTGTATGTCTCATTACGTCACTTCTTTCTATTCAAATAACGATTTTATTTTATTCTTGCTAACCGCTCCGCCCTTGTATAAGCGTACTTTTTTTTACACATCCTATTAAAAATCTCTTTTAGGGTGGTGCTAATTTGAAGAAGTTATTTAAATATATTTTAATCTTTTTGTGTGTAGTGTTTTATATTACATTTATAAGCGGTATAATTTATCAAAACTTTGTCCGTGAACATTTTATTCCTCCAGCCGAGAAATCTAAGCTGGAACATGATGCTCCATGATTGTTATAAATACTTCCCTCCCTATATGAGCTCATTATTTTCATTATGATTAGGTATCAGGGGTGCTTTACAAGGCACTCTTTAGTTTAAAAAATAAAGATTTTATTAAAACAACTTACCCCCTGAAAAAAAACACATATATTATCATGTACTCTTTTACAATAAGAGTCTTGGTCTAAAGAGCGCTTTTTAAGGCGCTCTTTTTATTTAAAATAAGGATTTTGCATTAATTCCCTCTAACTGCATTTACGGCTGCTGCACAAACAGCAATTCCAAACTTTTCTTCAATAATGTAATCATTGTCATCTATGTTAACTTGCCAATCACCAGATTCGTTTTTAATACTCACGTCACGACCGTCTTCATGCAACTGATCCAAGATAATTGCCGCGTAATTGATTGCATCGAATTTTTCTATTGGCATATCATGAAACGCCTTTCCATCTTTCCCCCAATGAGTTTCTACCTTTTCCCATCTAAGCACTTCATGAGCAATTACATCATTTAATTTTTCAACCTCATTCAAATCCTCAAATGAGATCCAACTCTCTTCAAAATGAGCTACAAAGTTTTCATCAATAACGCTATACGTAATGCAACCAATTCTCCATTCACAACCATCATGTGCTATTACAGAATCATATTGTTTTAAAGCTTCTTCATTCTTATCAACTGCATTTATTTCAATTGCACCTTTTTTCCACATTTCTTTTGCTTTCTCAATATTAGACATCTTTCATTCTCCCCTTCGTTTTTAAATAAGAATTTTGTTAAAAAAATTAATTTAATTCTCCATCCTTGTGCACTCTATACCTAAAAGGAGTAATCATGAAAATTTTAAAATACATAGCCCTTACAATTGGATGGCTTACATTACTATCTCTTTGGTATGTAGCATTCTTTCATTAATCTCTGTTATAGTTCTCGGCCTAAGAGCACCGCACTCTCCAATGGTGCTCTTTTTAATTCAAATAACTATTTTGTAGTAATCCTTTATAAATCGCGCATAAACTTTTATAATCTTTATATAAAAATATTGAAAATCATTTAATTATAGGGGGCGTTTTTTATGCTACAGGGCATTAACCATATTTGTTTTTCTGTATCAAACTTGGAAAAATCTATTGAATTCTATCAAAAAATACTTCAAGCAAAATTATTAGTAAAAGGTAGAAAATTAGCGTATTTTGATTTAAATGGATTATGGATTGCTTTAAATGTTGAAGAAGATATACCAAGAAATGAAATTAAGCAATCTTATACACATATGGCTTTCACTGTAACTAATGAAGCATTAGACCATTTAAAAGAAGTATTAATTCAAAATGATGTTAATATTTTACCTGGCCGAGAAAGAGATGAGAGAGACCAAAGATCTCTTTACTTTACAGATCCAGATGGCCATAAGTTTGAGTTCCACACTGGCACTTTGCAAAACCGGTTAGAGTACTATAAAGAAGATAAAAAACATATGACTTTTTACATATAATAAGAAAGCTAGGGCTTTCTTATTTTTTATCAAATAACGCTTTTGTTTAGTTTTCTTTATATTCAATTTTGCTAGCATCTATCGTTTCAATATTTTCAATTGAACCAAAGCTAGGATGCTCATTTATTCCTTTTAGCCATTCTGTAACTACCTTATTAATTTGTTCTTGAAGCTTTTCCCCTTCGTCCATCGGCACACCTGAAAGCCAATATTCCGCAACCTCTCCACATTCATCGGTTGCTCGTTCATACAATTCATCCAACAATACATCTGCATTGATCCATGGAGAATACTGTTTGAATTGTCCAATTTGGAATTCATTATCGACTGCCGCTCTATCCGCTACCATTTTATCTGTCCAATCTTTTAAAGCTGCTTGAATAGCTTCTTCTTTCATTTCAAATTTATCGCTTGTCCAAATCTCATTATTGCTATCAAGGTTGTACATCCATTTCATATCTTTCATTCCCCTTTTTTGCTTATTTATCTTTACATTTACAATCGTGCAACCACTCATCACACTTATTACAACAGCAATCGCAATTCTCTATTTTTCTATCACACTGACTGCAATAATCTGTAACTTCATAAATCATTTATTCTCCCTCCCTGAAATAATACTTCTATTCAGTTTTCTGCTTTCTTTTCCACTTATGAATCGCTTTAGATATCTCTTGTACAATGCTTCTTATCATTAATGGAAGCCATCCCAAAACAATGACTACCGCAAAAACAGGATATAAGAATAACGAACCCCAACTATCCGTTGCGATTATCCATATAAGTAATGCAACTCCAATCAATAGATATAAACCGATCGCTATTGCCCACCAACTTATTTCAATCACCCTCATTTCTTAACAAAATTCAAATTTTGTTTTACTTAACCCCTGTACTCCCGAAACCACCTGAGCCCCTTTCTGAATCCGATAGCTCGTCCACTTCTTCAAAATGTGCTGTTATTACTGGCACTATAACGCCTTGAGCGATGCGTGTACCCTTTTCAATTACATGTGCTTGCATATTGGTCGCTTTAGGGATTTCAGTATTATCAACCAGCACCCCAACTTCTCCACGGTAGCCACTATCCACCGTTCCAAGAACAACTCTCAACTTTGTATTACGCGTCATACCACTACGCGGCCTCACCTGCAATTCATATCCTGGTGGAATCTCAAATGCCAATCCAGTCGGCACAACCTTTGTTTCTCCTGGCCATATAACCGTGTCTTCTGCTGCTACAAGATCAAAACCCGAATCCCCTGTCTTGGCATACTTAGGCAATTCCACATCTCTTACTCGCTTAATCTTAGTTCTTAATTTCATTCTCTTCAGTCTCCTTCGCTTCTGCTAATAATTGAGTTACTTCGTAAGTACCATGCTCTGTATATTTCATTGTTCTTCCTCCTTGTATTTAGATAAGATTGTTGTTAATGCAATCGCTGTTCCTTCGTTAGCAATCCATTGACCACGATAGTAACCAGATAAACCTAAATCTCCATTGTCATACGCTTTGTCTGATTCCTTTCTGCTTTCTGCTGCCGATTGTTGCAAATGGTTTATATACCCCTTAATCGCTTCCTTCACTCTCTCCATCTCCTTTTATTAGCTCCTTCAGTTCCTCGATCGATCCCTCGAATAGATCACGCCCGTCTGGAAGCTTGTATATACGATTATCGATTAATTTATTAATCAAAATGTTTTGCTTATCCATGTTGCCTCCTAAATAACTTGCTTATTCTTCCTTGTCCCTTGACTGCCTAATGGTTGTGTGGCTGCCATCTCGTAAGACCACCCTTCACGCAATCTATACCAAAACGCTCCTCTACTTACTCCATTACTTTCAGCTATATCCAACCAATTCCCATGGCTACTTTGTCTCACGTGATTTTCAATTGTTTTTTCAAACCTTGTCTTGCCTATATCACGTAAGCTATGTTTATTTCCATACTCTTCAGCTTTCTTATAAATCCCTTTTAAAATCCTACTTATTTGTGTCTGCGTTACACCTAACCGTTTGCCAATTGCAGCTTGTGTCATATTTTTAGCATGTAGTTCCCATACAAACTTCTCTTTACTACATAAGGTTGATAAGAACGCTGTGATTATCATTTTCTTAATAACATCATCGAGTGTCATTGATGTTTTTTTATCTATTAGCGTATTTTCTAGAGTGACTTTCTCCTTGTTTACCTCTTTATTTAATGGTGTTTGAAGTGAAATCGTTCTAGGATTAAATTCTTTTGCTGTCTTCACATCTCTCACGCTAACTTCTAGTAATTTAGCAATACTTTCCACTTCTTCATCATGAAGTTTCATTCTAGAAATCTTTCCTTTGATTTCATACACTTCGTTCGTAATCCTAATTTTTTGCGAGTCCCTAACAGCCTTTCTTATATATCCAAGTATTCTTGGAACAGCGAATGTCGTAAATTTAAACCCAAGTTCTGTTTTAAAATCTCTTCTCGCTGTGACCAACCCCAACATTCCAGACTGAATTAAATCATCCATATTTAAATTTGTTTCTTGTTCAATTGCTTTAGCGATATTGGAAAAATATTTGTTTACATAGTAATAAACTAGCCTGCTATACTTTTTCATAAAATCATCATCAGTCATCATTAGAACATCTTCTTGTTCAATCAAATCCTTTTGTTCATCCCCCACCGTTTTCTCCTCCTAATTTAATTTCATAACTCCTTTTTTCATGCTCCTAGGCCCATTGGGCGTGATTTGATTTTATTTTTATCAGCTTGATCCATAATCAAGGCTGCTATTTCTAATTGATGTCGTCCTAACTCTTTAGCAATATCAATGAAAGTTTTTCCTTCCTCCCACATCTCTTGGAATCGGATTACTTCGCTTTCATCAAAAACTAAATCCAATTCCTCAAGTGCTACGTACAAGTTACGGCGTGATTTTTTCATATACTTCCGTTGTTGCGCTTTGATTGTATATTGTTCTAATTGCATTGCTGTTTTGACTCTAGCCATCAATTTCCCCTCCTAATCCAGCGCTAGAAATTCAGCTCTGGTACGTTTCGAATGAGTTATCCTAATCTTCTGAATACCTTTCCCATGCTCTTCTATTGTTGCATTCCAAGCGTCGGTTTCAGTTTTAGCATCAAAACAATCCATTTTTTGTCGTTCCTCTTTATCGTAGAAATGCACTTCATAGCTTGGATTCAAAAACTTTTCACTGGTACTTATTGCGTCATAGTTGAAACTACCCATAACATCATCAATAGTTAATTGCTTCATAATCGCATCCCCAGTTATTTTATTTTTTCTGTGATGGTAGTTGATACACGATCAACTTTCCCACCTTGCCAAGTGATTACTTGTTCCCCAAACCCTGTTACTGGAGGATTCAGTGGAGTAACCTCACCATTTTTAACCACATAAATTTTATTATCAGTAACATCAATTTCAATTTTCGTAGGCTTCATACGACTAAAATCCTCCTTTTTCTTGTTAGCTAATTTTTTGTTGATGATTACGTTGTAAGTCTTGTTTCATTGACTCAAATTTTATTAACCACACTTGCCAACGCTTATCATTTTCTACTTGTTGCTGAATTGCTACTTCACAATTACAGCCGTTCGTTTCAATTACACCCGGATATGTTTCTTTACGAATAATCCCTGTATCATGACATAATGCGCACATCTTTATTTCCTCCTTTTATACTTCAATAAACCTTTGTAAACGTTGTTTCGCTATCTCTCTTCTATAACTAGCCGCTTCATTTTTTACAGTTAGACTTGTTTCAACCATTCGGTCATATGAACGTTTGCCAACTTGATTTTTTAATTCTTTGGGTTCTAAATTACTCGTATACAGAGTAGGAAGTTCTTTTCTATACCGACCATCAATGATATTGAACAATTTTTCTTCTACCCATTCCGTAGTTTTTTCCGCTCCAATATCATCTAATATAAGTAAGTCGCATTCTAAAAGTGCTCTCATAATTTGTGTTTCATTTTCTTTGTTTTCGCTGTTAAACGTACTTCGAATACGTTGTAATAATTCTGGAACACTTTGAAATACTACGATGTATCCTTTTTTAGAAAGTTCATTTACAATCGCGGCTGCTAGGTGTGTTTTACCATTACCAGGTTCTCCCCAAAGCATTAACGATTCCCCGTTCCATTCTTTAAACGTCTTTACGTATTTCACTGCAACTTTATAAGCTGTCTCTGATCCATTTCTATCTAGAAACGATTCAAATGTACTTTTGGAGAACCTTTCTCCTAAGTTACTAATGCTGAACAACTTTTCTATTTCTCTCTTCTTAGCAAAGTTTTGAGCTTCACGTATTTTTGCTTCTTCACGTTCTACAACACACTCACATGTAGGAAGTATTTTGTTTTTAATACGTAACTGCGGAACCTCTACAGTGATTGCGGCGATATATTTATTACAGTGTTCGCATGTATACCCTTCCGTTTCTTCACTACAAGCCGATGTATTCACTATCCGAGTCATCACTCTTCCGATTGATTCCGACACGCTTTTTCACTCCTTTATTGCGTTGATATTCAGTTTCTAAAGCATCAACATCTTTTAAAGTTTTCACGTTATTGTTAACCCACTGTTTTAAAATACCCTCAGCATAATTCCATTTCTTCTGCTGTTTCAAAGCACGTTCCATAGCTGCTTGTACAAGTTCTTCGCTTGTATCGTTTACCCATTGTGAAATATTTTCGGCTATGAACGAATTTAAAATCCCGAAATTATTTTCGTAGAAAGAGAAGATGCTACTACTACTTTGTATATCAGTACTTAGTTCTTTAGTATTTAGTTCTTTAGTACTTAGTAGCTCGGGATTTTCCACCGGTGGTTTTTCCACTGGTGGCTTTTCCGCCACTGGGTCATTTTGTGGAACTTCATATATGATTGTTTCCCACTTAATAATTTTGTTGTTATCATCTCTCACTGGAAATCTTTTAAGATACCCATATTCCTTTAGTTCTTTCATTCCAGCTCTTAAGCTATCTAGCCCATCCTTTGCATGCCTAGATAATTCTTCTCTATAAAAAAACCAATCATCAGGAAGTGTAAGAATATACGCTAAAATCCCTTTTGCTTTCCAACTTAATCTTTTATCTTTAAGACCTGTATTATTTATTGTCGTGTAGTTCTTATCTTTATTAACTCGAAAAGTAGCCATCCATTTACCTCCTTGTACAAACCGCTACATATGCATTTCCACTTTTAAGAATGCGTTGAATTTCATAATGCGGATAACCAACATTGAAATACTGTTCAATCATTTGTTTTAATTCATCTTTGTTTTTTGCTAACCCCCAAAACTTATTGGGTAATAGCACTTGATATTCAATTAAATCCATGTACTATTCCCCTACTTTCCGTGATATACTTATAACAACTTGTTTTTTCTAAAGGACCCATTGCCGTGGGTCTTTTTATTTTGTTTTACGTCACTCCAAGCCCATCTTTTTATCGGTTCATAAGTAATGTAGAGTAGCAACACACTAAATGCGATAAACATTGCGAATGCTACTAATGATGTTGTATCTTCCACTAGATCACCTCCTTATTTATCAAACGGTAATTTTGTTAAACACCTGAAATTCTGTTTTAACTAGCATTTGCTCCTACCTTTTGGGCTTCTACCCATTTAAGAAAGTCTTCCGCTTTAACACGCTTGCTTTTTCCAATTACGATTGTTGGGAAGTCCTTTCTCTTCATAAGTGCATATGCGGCTGATCGAGAAATATTTAAGAATTCTTGTACGTCCTCTGCTTTCAGTGAAAATGGTAATTGTTTTATTTGGTACATGTTTTTAGCCCCTTTTCATTTTTCATTTAATTCATCCTACAATTGAACTTTTTAAAATAAAGTTTGATTTTCTTGAACTTCCACACCTAAAAAAAGATTATATATATCTTCTTCTAATATTTGCGCTATTTGCATTGCATCATCTAATGTTGGAGTTGCGTAGCCAGTTTCCCAATTACTGATTACCGTTTTCTGTTTATTTATCAATGCCCCTAGTTGTTCCTGGGTAAAATTTTTACGTTTGCGAGCTTTAATTAAATTATGTCGTTTCTTTCCCATGATGACACCTCCTAAAATCCAACTTTCTTGAACTTGTTACACTCATTATATATCCAAGTTTTTTGTACTGCCAATAATAATATTTGAGTTTTTTTGGATTTTTAAACAAAGTTTTAAAAAACTAATGCAAAACTTTTACAAACAAAGTACAATTTAGTTGTACTTTCAAATTAGAAAAACAGTTTACAGTTTTGGATATAATATATATGGGGTGAATTTATGACTATTTTAGGGCAAAGGATAAAACTTTCTAGAAAAAAACGTGGATTAACACAAGATGCATTAGCGTTAAAGATAAAAGAAAAGATGGATACAGAGACTAAAGTAACAAAAACTACAATTTCTAATTATGAAACAGGCTATAGTTCGCCATCTAATGAAACTTTAGTTATCATTTCAGATGTATTAAACGTATCTGTCGATTATTTATTAGGTCGATCTGATGATCCAGAATTAAATGCAGTTCAGTTCACTGAATTAAGAAAAGAATTTAACGAGCTAATTGACATGTTAGAAAAAATGCCAAAAGAAAAGCAAGATATGTTACTGGATATGATGAAGGCTGCTGTAGGCCATAACAAAAAATGATTGTCAGCAATTGGGCTAACAATCATTTTTTTCTTTTTTAACTCTATTTTTTATATTCTCTACCACTTTTTTCATTCTCATCTGTAGTTAATACTCCTAATTTTAACATTTCCCATAATGTGCTCTCTAGTACATTTTCCATCGTCGGTTCCCCCATCATCCTTAATTATTCAAAAATATCAAAATGTAGAAAATGAATAACCCCTTAAACGTACGAAATGCCATTGCACCCTTAGATGCAATGGCATTTTCATTTATTTATTATCCTAAAGTACCTGGATCCATTTTCATTAGTTGTACTTCTTTTACTTTTCCTGCCGCTTGATCATCTTTAGCTGGTACCGAACTAATCGATAACACTGATAATGCGAGCGCACATGTAATAACTACACTAGCAATTATTTTTTTCAT